CTGGAACTCGGCGAACCCTCCGCCAGCCCCCCACTAAGGGGGGCGGTGTTTGGGTTTGAAGGCCAAGCCGGTTACCCACCGGCTCGCAGGGGACTTGGTCCCGCAGAGGCATAGCCTCCACGGAGCCTTGCCGCAGAGGCTTCTAGCCTCAGACACCACTAATAGGGTGTCTCCCACCTGATCTTGATGCCGACGGTATCAGGACGTCCAGAACGCTCGAGATGCCTATAGTCCTCCTGGAACGGGAGAACAAAGCATTTCGTCAGTGCAGGCCAGTCATCCAGCTGGTTGGCAGGAATTCTGGTCGAACCTACAATACCCTTTACAAGGGGCTTTTGTAGGGTAGGGTGGATGCGTGTCGCCTGGTAGGGCAAGCACGATTTCCTACCACTGATAGGTGACTCGTCTGCAACGATCGGCATAGGGAGCCTAAGGCTCTCTAGCCAATTGTCACAGAACCTGGCGGCTCTCCAATAACCTCGATCATACATGAGGTTACGGAAAGCAATCAGGCTAAGAACACCTTTCGCGTCAGTGCGGTTGGGAGGAAGTAGTTCTCGAAGTTTGACGTAGCCAACGTCATCCCCAAAGTAGTACTCCCCTCCACAAGACTCCCTGAAATTACCTTTCCAGAAAGTCTTGCTCCAGTTTACCTTTAGACCATATTGCTCTAAAGACTGGACTACGCATTGCACATGGTCTGAGGGGACAATGATATCATCCCCAAAGACTCGCACCTTGCTAGAAAGCTTCTTAAGAGACTTTCTAGTCAAGCGGGTGTTGAGCGATCTCTGGATCCCAAGGAGAGCCAATGTCGTGAAGACCATCGCCTCTACTGGAAAACAGAGTGCTGAACCCATAGACGCAAACTTCGCGAGGCGAATTACTTTGCCATCGGGAAGAACAGCTGAACGAGAACGCGTCGCATCGAGAGCGGCACTTACGTGCGGCCATCGGGCGAAGAGCTCACGAACAAGCTGATTGGAGACTCTATCCGAGGCCTCTGAAAGATCGATCGTAGCTAAGCTACGAGTCAGAGACCCCTGTCTCGCCATACCACGACTTATGTCTTGGTTGACGAAACCAACCATTCGAAAGCCAGATGTCTCAAGCTTTTGAACAAGGCTGGCAGCGACAGCTTGCTGCATATATTGCATGCAAGTGGGTTCAACCGCAATTACTCGCGGTGTCTTCAGCGTTTTAGGAACGAGAACAACCTTTACTGGTCGTTCTTTTCCGGGTTCGAGGAAGTTAACATCCTGGTAGACATGGCTATGTCTCCAGCTCGGAAGAACATACTCCCCGAAAGGGAATATGTCTTCGAGACGTTCCGGCCACTCTCGTTGGGCCCACTTAGAATTTCCAGTGAGCTTATCGGCAGTAGCACCGGGTCCGTGATGCGGTAGCAGCTCATAGTTCCAGATCTCGCGATCGAGATCTGAAAGTATAGGAGCAAACAAGAGAGAAAATAAGCGCTTAACCTCTTCATCAAGAGGGAACGCAACCTTATCATTCTCTTTAACTTCCCGCTCACACTCGAGGTACTTCTCTAACGCAGCCTTGTTCCTTTCTGGGGAACAGGGCATATTGATCTTGGAGAACATCAACGTCAGTTGACGTATCGCCTGGATCGCGTAAATAGAAGGATTCTCGAGCAACACACCACTCGAACGGTCAAAGACGAGGTCGAGGAAAACCTGCAAAAATGCAGGGGCTCCAGACTTCCTGGTTGTAAAGCCAAGGAAATCGTAGCGACTTACTTGCTTTTCTTCGAGGCATCTTTCGAACGCCTTTCCGAAAGCAGGCAGGGTGATCGTCAAAAACGATACACCTTCGTCTTTTAACCGACTATCAACGGTTTCGTAATCTCGTAAGATGTTCTTCGCGAGATTACTCTGCCATTGATAGGTGGCGCCAGTGCGGCACCAAACGCACGCATCTGCGTACGTTTCCTTCCAAAGATACAACAGGCTTTTCATGGAGACCTCTTCCTTTTGGTAGGGGTTCCCCATCCTGGCCATGTGGTCTTTGGCCTTTGCTAGCCCTTCGGGCTAACGGAACTGATCAGGACTCCGCGTTGATCCAGCTCTCTCCGAGACTGTTTACGACAATCTCATCTGAGACCGAATCAACGACGAGCCTGATCAGACCCTGGAGCATGGCTGCGAGAGCCGTCGTAGAGTAGTAACCAGTCGGCACATCCGACGAGAGCCAAAAGCTGGCTCGAGAAGGAGTGAGATTGGATCCACCGAACGGCGGCGTAACGAAAGCCGTGGTATCCAGCCGCAAGAGAGACCGCTGCCGCGTGTTGAGAATGTGATTAACACTCACAGCAACATCAGCAGCATCCGGGAAGTCGCCAGCAGTCTGATCTCCGCTTGTGAAAGCGAGAGCTCGCTGAAGGTACTTCGAGGATGTGCCCGAAACCGAGATCTTCGGCAACGAGTACGTGTCTGTAAGCGGTGCAAAGGTAATAGGATCAACCAACATGACATATCCTTGTGGGGTATAAGGTTCTCGTGATGTGGATTTTCCACACCACGTCATGGGACCATCCCATGACGCTTAATAGGACTTTCCTATTAAGTTGTCAGACAGCCCTGACGGACTACCTGTTTCTGGTTTATTAGCCAGAATTTGTAGCGCGATCCACTAACGTGGTCGCAGCGGTAGGCTGGACAAGCCTAACGCTCCCATGATGGCCCACTGTCGAGGATTAACATCGTCGAAGTTGGTACCAAAACCGAAAGGTGATGCAGCGAAACGTCGCTTATATTCATGTCCAAAGACGACGTCGGTGGACACGGAACTATCTCCCGAAGTGACTGGGAGATGTCCGGTCATGCGGTGATGTATTTCTGCTACAGTATGTTCCATTATGTAGCCATACCGCATCATCAGGTTGTCGACCGCCATACTGGAAATATTACTTACTATATCTCCAGAATTGGTAAACCAGTCGGCAAACCACGACCAGGGAGCAAGGTTCCACAGCACCTCGGGAGTAATGTATATCCCGAGGGCGTGATTGGCTTTACTTGCCCATTCTAGACTCCCACCAAGATCTGAGGCGGGAGGTAGATAATAGGTAAAGTTGCCAGAGAACCACGTACGGCGTTTTGTAACCATACGTACCTCGTTAGAGGTTATGTCTCCTTGAAGATAGAGGTTTGGGATTTCTTTCCCAATTGCCCAATATTGGACAGCAGGAACAACCTGCTCCTCTTCTTCAATAGACGGGAAGGAATACGTTCGGTGGTTATCTTTACCACTTCGTCCGGCGTAGGTATCTATCTCCTTTTGGAAGTTTGATACCACACCAAAGAACGATCGAGCATCGGAGACAGTCGGCTTCCAACCAAATTCATAGTTCAGGTACTCGCCACCCGCAGCGCGGGCACGTGCTACCTGTCCCTTGAACAGTTCGGAACCGATGATCTTCGGCGCACCCTCTCGGAGTTCACCGAGAAAGGTCGCACTCGAGAACGTAGGGTTCGTCGGCTTTACACGAGCTATAGCTGTCGCACCATCAGCCATGATGGATGTCGGCAGCCGAAACTCGGCCTTTACCGGCCAGTTTTCTGGCGCGATAGAGTTGACGAACTGGTGAGGCATCGCAGTCCCAGCATTGCCCCAATACGTATTATAGACTCTTACGTCTGTAGTACGCAAGGTGCAATATTGCCGAGAACTGTAAAAGTCCCCACCTTCATCGCCGCCAGCTCCTAAGAGTCTGACGTCGTGACCTTCCGACAGGATTTCCTGTCTTGAGACGATGGTCTTAAACCCGTTATCTGTCCACGTTCCTAAGAACGCAGATTCAGATGGGGTTTTGAGCTCAAGTTGCTCAGTAGACTTCGCTCTCAATGTCACTGGTCTATCCTTTCAATGGGTGGGCTTGCTCTGAGGTAACAGAGTAACGCCTAGGCACTGGCGCCGGGAGCCCCCAAGGGGGC